TGGTAAATGGTTTACAGACGATGAAGGCTCAGTTTTAAATATACCGTCTGATCGTGGAGATCTTACAAAAATTGCAGAGTTAAAAAAGGCTGCAATTCACTACGGAGATGATGGACTTGGCAAGGCTGTGTTTGTTCCAGGGTTAACTCAAGTTAGTGAAGAAGAGTATTCAGAACAAAAAGCAAGATTAAAAGAAGGTTTAATTCCTTCAATGAATGATTTAGGTGCTTGGCATGCAGCACAACAAACATTAGAAAAGCATGGAAGAGGGGCTATGGATGAGTGACGAAGAATATATCCGTGCAAGTATTAATACACAGGAAAGAGAAGATAATGCTTTTAAATCACACGATCCATTTAATAAAAGTTGGGACGTTTTAAAAGATTACGTTGGACTTGATCAAAACTTTCGTCGCAGAACAACTCGCAACTTAACAAAATATGCTGCTCCTGAATTTAATGAAAGATATTTAGATGCAGCAAACGCAACCCCATCTGGAACAAATGCGGGATCAAAACAAATCAATCCTGGCACGGTATATAGAAATGGCTATGGACTATTTGACGTAATTACCCCTCCATATAACATGTATGAATTAGCCAACTTTTATGACACATCATTTGCCAATCATGCTGCTATTGATGCTAAAGTAGAAAACATTGTCGGTCTTGGATATCGTTTTGATGTTTCAGATAGAACATTGTTAAAGTTTCAAATGAACGAAGATGCAGATGCAGTAGACCGTGCTCGTAATCGTATTGAAAGAGCAAAAATTCAATTACGTGATTGGTTAGAAAACTTAAATGATGACGATAGTTTTACAAAAACAATGGAAAAAGTTTACACAGACCTTCAAGCAACAGGTAATGGATTTATTGAAGTAGGAAGAACAACTGCTGGAGAAATTGGATATGTTGGACATATTCCAGCAACTACTGTTCGTATACGAAGACTACGTGATGGATTTGTTCAAATTATTGGTCAAAAAGTGGTTTATTTTAGAAACTTTGGAGCAAAAAATGCAAACCCTTTGGGCACAGACCCAAGACCTAATGAAATTATTCATTTAAAAGAATATTCACCCCTAAACACATTCTATGGTATTCCAGATATTATTGCAGCAATGCCATCTCTTATTGGAGATCAACTTGCGTCTCAATACAACATTGACTACTTTGAAAATAAGGCTGTTCCAAGATATGTTGTAACATTAAAGGGCGCAAAACTATCAGGTGACGCTGAAGATAAAATGTTTAGATTTTTACAAACTGGACTTAAGGCTCAGTCACACAGAACTCTTTATATCCCACTTCCTGGAGACACAGAAGGCAATAAGGTTGAGTTTAAAATGGAGCCAATTGAAAACGGCATTCAAGACGGTTCATTTAAAGAATATCGTAAACAAAATCGTGATGACATTCTAATTGCTCATCAAGTGCCTATCTCAAAACTAGGTGGCGCAGATTCTGCAGGCATTGCAGCAGCACTTTCTCAAGATCGTACATTTAAAGAGCAGGTATCTCGTCCAGCACAAAGACATTTAGAAAAAGTTGTAAACAAGATTATTAGAGAAAAGACAGATATTCTTGAACTTAGGTTTAATGAACTAACCTTAACTGATGAAATCGCACAGTCTCAAATTCTTGAAAGATATGTAAAGACTCAGGTTATGACTCCAAATGAGGCTCGTGAAAAGTTAGACTTGCCACAAAGAGCAGATGGGGACGAACCTTTTGTTATGTCTCCAAGACAAGCAACTGATGCTAGAGCAAATTTATCGGGGGATCGTCAGAGAGATTCAGAAAGAACAAATAATAATTCTGATTCATCAACCACAATATCTGGACGTAATGCACAAGGTGAAGGTAGATCATCTCAATAGTTGAGAAATTCCTTTAAAGCGGTGCTATAATTATAACGTTATGTTAATAAATAAGGCTCATTGGGAAACTACAGGTGACAGTGTTCGCCTTTCAATGCCCATTGGAAAAGTAGATGTTGAGCGCCGTATGGTCTCTGGTTTTGCAACCCTGGACAACGTTGATCGTCAAAACGACATTGTAACAACAGAATCTAGTATAAATGCTTTTAAGAATTTTCGTGGTAACCTTCGTGAAATGCATCAACCAAGTGCTGTTGGCAAAATTGTTTCTTTTAAAGAAGATAAGTATTTTGATCCAAGTACTAAAAAATTTTACAGCGGAGTTTATGTATCTGCATATGTTTCAAAAGGTGCACAAAATGCATGGGAAAAAGTTTTAGATGGAACCTATACTGGTTTTTCAATAGGTGGAAACATTAAAGAATGGGATGACGCTTACGACGAGAAAATAGATAAAACAATTCGTGTAATTAAAACTTACGAGTTGTCAGAACTTTCTCTTGTAGATAATCCAGCAAATCAATTTGCAAACATAGTTTCTATTGAAAAAATTAATGGTCAAAACGTAGTTGATGGCTATCTATCAAAAACAGAAATTGAAAATGTATTTTGGGATTCAGAAAATGGTATTGTAATGGTATCTGATTCCGACTCTGCAACAAGTCCATTAAATGGTAATGCAATGCAGAACATTGGCTTTATAGAAAAAAATGATAAAGATACTGAAAAACTAATAAAATTCTTAGTTGATAGTGCTAAAGGCATTAATACAATTAAGATTACTAAGGAGGTAGAACTAATGACAGAATCAACAAACGCAGTTTCAGAAACTGTAGTTGAAAATGCAGAGGTTGCTCCAGAGGCACAAGCAGCAGAGGTAGTAGCAGAAGCAACAGCAATTGTTGCAGAAGCAGTAGAAGCCCCTGCAATCGTTGAAGAAGCAGTAGCAGTTGAAGAACTTGCTCTTGCTAAATCAGATGATGTTAGTGCAGAATCTTCTGTTGCAAAAGCAGCAGTTGAAGTAGAGACTGCGTTGGAAAAATCCGTTGCAGATGTTAAAGAAGAAGTTGCTCAAGCAATTTCAGAAATTAATAAATCTCTTACTAATGCCTTTGGCGATCTTGCTGCAACTATCAAATCTCTTAATGAGAAGGTAACAGCAGTAACAAAATCTCTTGAATCAGTAACATCTGATGTTAATGGAATCAAGAACAACTTTAACGAGTTTGGCAAGCGAGTAGATCTTGTAGAACAAGATACCGCTTTCCGTAAGTCTGGCGATCTAGGCGAGATCGTACAGGAATCACCACAAGTGATTCATAAAACCCTATGGGGCGGTCGTTTCCTCACAAATGCCGACCTATTTAACTAAGGTAAAAAATCACTAGGAGGTGAAAAATAATGTCGGAACAAAACACAAACATAGAAAAAAACTATCCAGGTTCAGGAGATGGCGCAGAGATTAACTCAGCGGGATCTTTAGTATCGGGTGGTGTTGGTAGTGCTACTGGTCTGAATGCTGCAGGAGGATCTGTAGGTTCACAACTTGGTAACACTGCTACTGCAGGATTCGGATCAACATCTGGAGCAAATGCAGTAAACCCAACAGGTACTGCAGGAGGTATTCTTGCACCTGAACAAGCACAACGCTTTATTGATTACGTATGGGATGCAACTGTCCTTGCTAAAGATGGCCGTCGTGTCACCATGAGAGCAAACACCATGGAAATTGAAAAAGTCAACGTCGGAGAGCGTGTAATTCGTGCAGCAGCACAAGGCTCACCAAACTACACAAACACTGGCGCTAGATTTACAAAGGTTGAACTAACAACAAAAAAGATTCGTCTTGATTGGGAAGTAGCAACTGAAGCACTTGAAGACAATATTGAAGGCGCTGCATTGGAAGATCGTCTAGTACGATTAATGACCAACGCATTCGGTAACGATATTGAAGATCTTGCTATCAACGGTGATGGAGCAACAGGAGATTTCTTGTCCATCATGCCTGGTTTCGTAAAGCAAACTCGTGGAACAGTAGGAAATGCTGCTCACGAATATGCTGCAACAGTATCAGACAACAACTTTACCACATCAGTAATGCAAGGCTTGCTATTAGCAATGCCTCGTAAGTACCGTGCACTTAAGAGCAATCTTAAGTTCTACGCAGGTACTGATGCTTTTGCTGGTATCGTTCGTAACAACGGTACA